ACGGACCCCGGACACCTTAGCGGGCCGCACCGGACAAAGCGACCCGACCCCATGTAAAACCCGCCGCCCAGGGTAAAGGGCAGAAAGGCCAAAAATGAATATGAGATTGACCGATTGGAACGCCTCTCTTGCACACGCCGCTGAGCTGGTAGACAAGTTGAACCAAAACGGTTGCAACGCCCGCGCCATTTCCTACTCCATGTACGATGGGCGCAAAGGTATCGCAATCCAGCTTTTCGATCGGGAAAACAATTTTTCTACCGAGTTCAAAACCGGCATTTTCGCCACATTCGGAGATATGAAAAACGCCCTCAACGCCTGCTATCATCGCGCTATGTCTGCCCAGTTCGGTAGAGTATAAGCCACCCACCAAAGCACAAAACGAGGAGGTTTTCACCATGGCAGCAATCGAGCGCAAAATCAACGGCACTTTTGCCCCCGTCCCCGGCGGCTACGCCCAGCAGATCAACGAGCAGACAACGCTTTTTGTCCCGGAGTTTACAGTTGCCCGCTACGACACCGAAACCGGTGAGCTTTTCGGCCACGCTCCCGACTATGAAGCACTGGAGGCGGCAAAGTCCCCCGCCGTTCACGCAGACAAACCCGGCGAATATTCCTATTGCTACGAAATGGAAAAGGCCCCGACAGGCTGCGACTTCTCCGCCAGTCTTTCATACTACGGCAAGCATTATTATCTCCGTCCGCTCCGCGACGATCTCCCGCAGCTCCGCGGGCGCGGTATATCCTACGACGAGCAGCGCAGCACATACACCGTCACCCGCCGCGCCTATGACAAGCTCAAAGAGCAGTACCGCATGAGCTTTGAAACCTGTCTTGACTGACCACAACCCCCGGACACCTTCGCGGGCCGCACCGGACAAAGCGACCCGGCCCCAGGCCACAAGGCCAAACCACAAACCCCAAAAAGGAGCTGATACCATGCGCAAAGAGCCGTTCCCCATCAAAAATATTCTGGATAGTCTGCGCGAGGATGTCCAGAACGGCACGATCACCCTTTCCCAAGCCGCCGAGGAGCTTCACCGTGCCGGATGGTCAAACTACATCGACGAGGGCACCGCCCGGCGGCTCCTCAAACTGTAAGCCCGCAAGGCCGACGCAAAACGCGCCGCCGGTGCAATCCCGGCCCCGCTCCCACCAGGGCGAGGGCGCTCATGGGCCAAAACCCAAATCCAAAACAGGGAGGTTTCTACCATGGCGCAACCCAAAATCTATGCCGCAGTCCTGAACCACTTCGGCAGCCTGTCCGACCTTGCCGCCACGCTGGGGGCAACGGTTGTTGACGAGACCCTTTGCTTCTCCGGCCTGACGGGTCAGGCGGTTTCCGATCTCATGGAGCAGCACGGGCTTGATTACAACTATTCCGGCACCCCGGAGGCGGCCAAGGAAGCCGACCAATAACCCCACCACCCAAAACCAAGGAGGAAAAGCCATGTACGAACAGCAAAGCCTATTGACCGCCGATCTGGACGAGATCATTGACGCCACCGGCCACAACGACGCACAGCCCCAGGAGCAAGCCCAGAAAGCCCCCGCCGTCAAATATTACCCCATCGACGAGGAGACGGCCCGCCGGGCGCACGAGATGATGTCCATGCGAGACTACCCCGCAGGCCGCGCCACAAACGAATACCGGGCCAGCGTGGACAAAGCCGCCGCCCTGGTTGAGCGCTGCAAGGCCGCCACAAGTCCCTATTACCACGGCAAGCTGGACGCCCTACTTGACCGCTACGCCCGCCGCCTCGCCCAGTGGACGAACGACTACAACCGCAACGGCGCAAGCTGTCCCAGTATCCTTGTTTCCGGCGGCTCCAACTTCCCAGTGAAGAAAAAGCAGCGCCAGAACGCCCGCGAGGACAGCTTGTGGCAGGAGTACAAAGAGATCGAGGCCATCTTGCACAAAATCAAAACCGTCGGCTCCGGCCCCGTCGATCTGGCCGACCCTCACGCCCGTGAAATGCTCACCGATCAGCTCCAGCAGTTACAAAACAGGTTGGACACCGGCAAGGCCATGAACGCCTACTACCGCAAGCACAAGACCTTGAAGGGCTTCCCTGGTATGAGCGATGAAACCGCCGCCCAAAATGACGCTGCCATCCAAAGCGCCTATTCCTGGGCGCAAAAGCCCATGCCTGACTATGAGCTTTCCAGCCTGCGGGGCAAGATCAAGCGGGTGGAAGCCCGCCTTGCCGAGCTGGACAGCCGAGCCGCCCAGCAGACACAGCCCGCCGAAAACACCAAATTTGACGGCGGCGAGATCGTCCGCAACCTGGAGGCCGACCGGCTCCAAATCCTCTTTGACGAAAAGCCCGACGAGGAGACCCGCGCCGCACTCAAATCCAACGGCTTCCGCTGGTCTCCCCGATACAGCGCATGGCAGCGGCAGTTGACACCCAACGCAGAGCAGGCCGCCCGCCGCGCCCTTGGCCTTGATTGACAACCATTTTCGTGACCCCACGAAAATGATACCCGGACACCTTGGAGCCGCCGCACCGGCACAAAGCGACGGCACCCCATACAAAACCCGCCGCCCAGGGTAAAGGGCAGAAAGGCCGCAAATATGTATGTTCTGGAATACAAGCAGCTTCATATCGTCCGTGAGGAGCAGACTAAAAATCGAACCTGCCAAAGCTACCGTTGGAAACAGGCCGCCATCTGCGAGAGCAGGGAACCCCTTGAAGCAATCCGTTCCGCCAAAACTCGCCCCGAAGAATGGCGCGTTGTCCCCATGGGCGACAGCTCAGCAGAGAATTGAAGGAGATTGCCCCATGTCAATTCTGTATGAAAAGTTCAAAAAATACCAGGTTCCCGCATCCTCTGTTGAGGACTTCCGCCGCCGCTACACAAAGCCCGACCGCTTTGCACAGCGCGGCCCGGAATATCAGGCCGCCGTCCTCCAGGCTGCCCGCGACGATCTTGCACAGTTCGGCTATACCATCATCAGCCGCCACGACAGCGTGACCGGTGAAGTCTTGGCCTACTACGAGCCAAACGAACAGGAGGTATCCCAATGATTGACCACAAGAACCACTATGCCCGCTACTGTGAACTCATATCCCTGGCCGCCAGCTCCGCCCCCGCTCGCCAGCGGGACGGCGGATACATGGCCGCCGTCTATATCCTTTCCGCCGACAAAACGCTGTGTGACATCGCCCGACGCAAAATTTGCCCCGACGGTATCAGTTTCCCCGGTATTTTGTCCGTCGCCCGCCGGGCGGAACTGTCTGACAGTCAATTTACAGCCATCCGCTCCGCTCACAATCTATTCAATGGCGGCTCCAGTTCCTCTGTTACCCCCTATGATCTCGCCCTCTGCGATTATCTGACTTTGGACATCATCACGCAGGCCATGTATATCTGGAAGTGCGGCTGCACCATTTCCGCCGGTCAAGACGGCAGCATACAGCTTGACCGCACCGGCGAGTGCCAGCGCCGCGGGATTGAACAGGCCCTTTTCCAGCATTTATCCGAGTTTGAATAGACCTGCGCACTATTTCGTGTTATAATGCAACAAGACAGGAGGCACCCCATGGACAACACACAGCAGATTTTCCCGGCGTTCCGCCTTGTGGCTCAGTTTGCCGACGGCCAGCGCCTCACCTTTGACGGCCTGACCGAGCAGCAGGCGCGGCAAAGCATGGAGGCCGCCCAGGCTCAGCATGGAGATATTACCTGGTTCGACGGCGTAACCGACCAGCACTACGAAAACGGGCGCTATTACAAACTCACCCCGCAGCCCCCGGAGATCACCATGATCGACCTGACGGGCTATAACGAACCCCAGGAGGAGGAATGACCTATGCCAGTTCCAGAATACAGGCGGCGCGGCAACGACCGTTATAACGCCAAGTGCGACTATATCAGCGTCCGCCCGATCAAGTCCATCGGCGCAGCCATCCGTGCCGCCGCCAAGGCCGCCGATCAGAGCGTCCAGGGCTATGTGATACAGGCTTGTATTGAGCGCATGAAGCGGGAGGGCCAGCCCCTCGAACTCAATACGCCAGACGAACCCCCGGAACCCTGACACCGTTATCAGAATGGAAAAAGCGTTATCAAAACCTCAAAAATCGAAACAAAACCCCGGCAGACCGTAACAAAACGGCCCGCCGGGGTTCTTTCATCTTTTCCCGCTCCTGTACAGGTATCTATACCGGCTCCGCAGCGCCCGTATCCGCCGCCGCCGAGCTAAGTACCTACCCACGCTTCCCGCTATCGTTCTCACAAAACCCACGGGCTTTTCC